AAACCAAATAGACGTTGTGCGCCTGTTTGAAGAGGAGCAAACTGTTGTTGAGCTTGTTCTGCTTGTGTTAAACCTGCACCCGCTAAAGTAAGGAAGCGATCTTGAGCATTCTTTGCTTCAGGGCTTAGTGTGTATCCTGCGCTAGTGAGTTGACCTGTTTTAGGATCGACTTGGAATTGTGAAGTACCAAAGCGAGTGGTCATTCCAATAGGTCTAAACTGAGCAGATGCTTTAGCAGCCGCAGTCTCAGCATCAATCATTGCTTGCGCTCTTTGAGCCGCTTCACGAGATGTTTGTTGTTGGAGCAGACCTGCCGCAGTAGTAGTACCAGTGTTTACTAAATTAGCTACATTTGCAGGAGTAATAAGACTCGAAATAACTGGAGCAGTTATCGCACTTACAACTGGAGGAATAACAGTAGGAGGAATAATAGGAGGTACTACGGGAGGAACAACAGGTGGCACGACAGGCGGGACAACTGGAGGTACTACAGGAGGCACAACAGGAGGTGTTACCACGGGAGGCGTAACAACAGGAGGAGCAGTAACAACAGGAGGTGTAACTACAGGAGGAGTTACAACAGGAGGAACATAAGTTGGTGTAAATGCACCCGCACCCGCATTAAGCAGTTCTGCTTGAGTAGCCGCATCAGCCGCCAAATTAGCCGCCACAGACTCAGCAGTAATACCACCTGCCGCACCCGTAAGAAGACCACTACCACCTGTTAGGTTTGTTAATGTAGGTACAGCCGCACCAGTAGTCAAAGCACCAGCTAGGCTTGAAGCCCCCGCAGTACCACCCGCACCACCTAAAGCTAAATCAAGTTGAGCAAGTTCAGCCACTGTTAAACCAGTAGAGCCAACAGTAGCGGCAGCACCACTACCCAATGCTCCCGCACCACCAAATAATCCACCCGCAGCCGCACCGCCTAAAGCGGCTAAAACTACAGGGTCTTTAAGAGCATCTACTAATCCACCAAAAAATGATTGATCTTTTTTAGTTTTAGTTGTATTGATAAACTCACCAGTAGGTGAATAGTTTTGAACATCAGTACCAACTGGAAGTTTATCGTTTACACCACCAGTAGTTTTATATATGTTAATACTCTCAAGTGGGCCAAGTTGATTATCTTCGCCCGATTGCATATATGCATAATTGCCTTGAATCCAAGTATCACCAAGCAATACTGCCTGATCCCTAGGAAGAAATGGAGCAAGTCTTGCAAGAACATTCCCAACAGGCAATCCAGTAACAGCCGCCATTTGAGATGGAGGCACTCCAAATGTACGCATGGCCTCAAAAATCTGAGCATCACTCATGCCAGGAGTAGCACTCAGAAAATCAAAAACTTGTTGATTTGTTACGGCCATGATCTTTACTCCGATTCTTTAGGAACTTGCGCTTCAGCCTGTTCTTTAATCTTTAAAATTAAAGGCCACACGCCTGATTTTGCTGGCATCTCACCAAGCACATTCAAGATAAATTGCACTTCGTTTGCGTCTAACTCTAATTTCATGCTTGACCCCAAGGTGTCCCACTAGCAGTAACAGGGTTCTTTTGCAAAGCAATATTAGCCGCTAGAGCATCTTCTGTGGCTTGTTTATCAACACCATTAGCCCACACCCAACCAAGGACTGTTTCTTGTGTCAATTGGTCATAGGGAATCGTTGGTGTGCCATCAGCCCATGAGCAAGTTGAGTAAATAGAGGCTGTGTAGTCTCCATCTACTGCTGTGGCTTGCCAGTGTGCAGTTGTTACAAAGCCGTTAGAGGTTTCACGCTCAAGTGTTGAGATAGTCCAGTTTGTCATGGCGTTGTGCTTTCTTGAGCCGCTTGATAAGCCGCAATAACTTCAGCAGTCCAGACTGTATTGCAGATTGCAACAACATTAGCGGGAACGCCTGTCAGGTCTTGTGCGGGTGTGAGGCTTGAACGATGGTAGGTTTGGCTTAGTTGTTTGCCATCTTCCATGATGCGTGTTGCTTCACGATAGAGAACGATGCCGTTCTCGGTTACTGTGATTTGGTCAACAGTTGTGGTTTTAGTTAAAGACATAATTTTCCTTTTAAGTTAAGTGTCCGACTTGATAATCCAACCAAGTTAATTAAACAAAGTATGTTCCAGCAAAGAAAATTGACTTTCCACTTAATGTGGCATTAGTTACATTAACTCCTGGAGTAAGTGGATATACAGCAGTTGCGTTTCCTGATAAATAAGTAAAACTTGCAACAGAAGCATCTGTATAAATAAGAGACATTGATATTGCATTTGCCGCATTAAATGGAAATCCCTGAAACAAAGCCGTTGCAGTATTTGCCGTTGTTGGGTATGCAAAAGCGCCTTGTATTGACACGGCCCTTCCTACTTTTGTATAGGTTGCATAATCTACTGTGAATGTTAATCCAGCACCACTTGCATCAGTAGGTGTCCAAGTCCCCTCCTCATAATCATCCAACGTATTAGCGTCTGATGATGCTGATTGAGTTGCGGGGAATGTGATGCCAGCACCGCTTGATGATGGGGTTGCATTGCCAACTGAAATGGTGCTTAAGGTTCGTACTGTGCCAGCGCTATCGATGCGTAGTCTTTCTCCAAATGATGTCCCATTGTGTGTAAAAACATTAAAATATGTTTTATTGTCAGTACCACTACCTTCTTTATTAAACCCATACTGCCCAACTTGTACAGCAGAAGATACTAATGATGAATAGGCTTGCACTGCAAGAATTGAGTAGCCATCAGCAGCAGCAGGATAACCTAATGCTTTTACCAAATTATAATCACCAGAAACTGATTTTCCTAAAGTTAAAGTAGTTTCACTACCACCATAAACATGAAGTTTGCTTGCTGGCGAACTTGTACCAATACCTACATTGCCGCTAGAGTCTATTCTGACTCGTTCTCCGTAATTTCCCGCACCACTTGTAGCTGTGCCAAAAGTAATAGCACCAGCATAATTATGGTCTACGTTTATAAAACTAATGTACGCATTTCCTTGCCCTGCACTATCATAGTTTAGGATAGTTGAACTATTGCCATTGGTGTTAGATGTGTTTTGTAGCGTAACTGTTGACCCTCCACCAATAAACGGGGTTGTAGTAGCTGTTGAACTTCTTGCAACAAGTAATCGTTCTGTATTAAGCCCTGATGTTTTTCCAACAAACAAATTCCCACTTGCATCCAGAGTCATCGCCTGAGTAAAGGTGACAGCGTTCCCTGCTGTGCCTGATGCGGCTGTCCACCAAGCGTGTTGACCAGCGGTATTATTCTGTGAGTAAAGATTTGCGTAATCTGTATCAATATATTTGTAACCACTTCCGTCATAATATGCGTTATTTAACAAGTAGGCGGTATTTGACAGGCCAGCAAGACTTGCTCGTCCGACTTGATACGCTTTCATGCCACCGCCAAAAGCACTCGGAGTAACTCCCAAGCCTAGATTGTTTGAAGCATCTTTAATCAATCCACCATTACCAACATTCAATGTGTCTGTACTTGCATCGCCAAGGGTCACATTGCCAGTAGCAGATAACGTAGTAAACGCACCACTAGATGCTGTAGTAGCACCCACAGTTCCATTGATATTTATAGAAGCAGTACCAGTTAAATTGGTGACAGTACCGCTAGATGGTGTACCCAATGCACCATTGAACAATACTGGTGCACCCGCAGACCCTGTATTGACCGCTAGAGCAGTCGCAATGCCAGTACCCAAACCAGAAACACCAGTGCTGATTGGCAAACCAGTTGCATTAGTCAATGTTGCGCTTGTTGGAGTGCCCAATACTGGTGTCACCAATGTCGGAGAAGTCGCAAAGACAGCAGAGCCTGTTCCTGTTTCATCAGTTAAGGCAGCCGCTAGGTTTGCACTACTAGGAGTGGCTAGAAAGGTTGCTACACCTGTTCCTAGACCTGATACACCTGTACCGATAGGAAGCCCTGTAGCGTTCGTTAAAGTGCCACTTGAAGGAGTGCCTAAGACTCCACCATTAACCACTGGAGCACCAGTTGAGCCAACATTAACAGCTAACGATGTAGCTACACCAGTACCCAAACCACTTACACCAGTAGAAATTGGCAAACCAGTGAGATTGGTTGCTGTACCAGAAGAGGGAGTTCCCAATACTGGAGTAACAAGTGTTGGCGAGTTTGACAACACTACCGAGCCTGTACCAGTAGAGCTAGTTACACCAGTACCACCATTTGCAACAGGAAGAGTTCCTGTAATATCAGCAGTAGAAAGGCTTACTGCATCCCAAGAAGCATTAGTGCCATCAGTCTGAAGATACTTGTTTGCATTGCTTGTTTGGCTAGGCAAGAGGTTGTTCAGAGCAGCAGCCGCAGTAGAAGCACCTGTACCGCCATCAGCAACCGCTAAATCTGTGATACCAGTGATAGAACCGCCCGTGATGGCAGCAGCAGAGTTATCTGTCTTAGTCGCAATGGCAGTAGCAATGTTGTTGTACTCAGTATCAATCTCTGTACCTCGGACAACCTTTAGTGGATCGCCAGGGGTGAGATTGTCTTTAGTCGCAAAGTTGGTACTTTTTGTGTAATTACTCATGATATTTTCCCGTTCTTAGATTGAATTTCAATCTTCTGAATTGACAGTTGAGTGCCGTTAATAGTGGTTTCGTAACCTGTTTGAACAACTTTTCCCGCACCAGATGCGTTTACATCTAATGTTTTAATCAAGAGTCCACCAGAGTATTCTGCTACTCCGTACTCAGCTAGGCCGTACTCATAGTTCTGTTGTGTAGGAATAAAAGCATTGCCTGACAAATAGTTGGCAGCAAAGTCAAACCCCCACTTGATCGTCACAAACTGGTTAGAGCCACCAATGATGATTGTCTTGATTCTCTTGAGAATGGAAATCTGATTGTCATTACCAAGGTCTGCATGATTGGTAAAGTAGCTTAATCGGTAAGTAGAAGTGTTATCTAAGAAACTTCCATACTTGCCAATAAATCCACTCTTACCAATGTACAGATCACCATTCCTGAGTGAGTACAAAGCAGTGGGCGTAATTGAGTCCCACTTGGTTACTCTAAAAGCACCATCTTGCAATGTCATCTTTGTATCAAAACAGAAGACTTGTGCTGTTACAGGTAGGGTCAATAAATAAAAGGCATTCTTCTCTGAGTAAACAGACTTCAGATTAGCCAAAGTCTCTACCGCCAAAGAAGACACCAAGTCAGAACGCACATTCTTGGACAAGTCTCTAAGTGGTGCAGACTTCTCTTGGATAGTCCTCATCAGTGAACGAACACCTGAGTCAGACAAGAAAATTACATCAGTACCGATTGACTGAATAGTGTCCCTAGCAATACACCCAATAGAGCCTACTGTGTCTGACAGAACCAAAGATGCGGGTGTTGAAGCACCAGAGTAAACAAGAATCTGTCTCTTGCCAAGAATAAACAAGAAATCATTGTGAGCCGCTAGACCCATCACTTCATCCGCACCATTAGGCCAAACCCTAGAAACATCCAATGTTCCTGAAGTACCACCGCCCCATACATGACCCGCAATCAGGTCTGAGAAGCTGATAGTGACCTTATCTGTAGATGTATTAGCCACCCACAAGCGACCAAACGCTGAGATGGCAATGTTTGCTTGAGGAACAGTCCCCACATAGCCAGACTTCTCAGATACCCGTCTAAATGTCGTTGTACTGACAGCGGGGTCAAAGATGAGTGGATCGTGACCAGTTTGGAAGAAATAAGCAATGCCATTCAAAGATGCACACTGCCAGTTAGATGCTGTGATAGTAGGGGCTGTTCCTCCACCACCATAGGTCAACTCAGTAACAGCGTTAGAAGTACCAAGTTTAAATAGTTTGTTGTTTCCCGCAAACAGAACAGTCAAAGTGCCATCAGTTTGGACTAACTCATGGATTACACCCACATTGTTAGAACCTAGATTGCCTGATGAAGCGTTAACAAGCGTGTATCCTTTACGTGCGCCAATACGACCAAATTGGTCAATCACGCAATTAGAAGCAGTTAAAGCAAAGCCAGAAGATAAATCTAATGGCGAGTCTTGCGTGTTCAGGCCATAGAAGCCTGGTGCGCTAATGCTTTGACTTTGAAGTGGAGCTGCCATTAGACCGCCACAAAGTTATCTTCAGGGTAACGAGTGCTTTCCAATGCAATAGCGTCAGATAGCATCCCACGGAATAAAGCGTACGCTTCATTAGAAGCAGTGCCTCCGTCCTCACCACGCTCAATCAAACCACGGGCATAGGCACTTTGAGTCACCAAGTAGTCCAATACTTTGACTGAAGTGCCATCAGCAGACAGATTAGCCTGTGGGATGGTCAAATCAAATTTAAGCGTATAGACACCATTGGGGACAGGAAACAGATCGACCTTTGTGTCGCCATTGCCATCTACACCACTAAAACAAAACTCGCTAGGAATAGACTGAGAAGGTGTGCCAAAGTTGAGCTTGCGGTTCATGTCCGCAACAGCAATGTTGTCTAGAGCAATAACACTTGTAGTGTTGATAGCGTCATTGATACGGAACTTCTGACCCGCACCTGTCAAAGCGTATGAGCTTGTGCCACTGGTAGTGGTAACTGTAATTGTTTGTCCTAAGACATTCCAATTATAGGAATCTTCAATCTGACGCTTGGCATCATTGACAAACTTGCCAATCAATGCGGAATAAGTGGTTTCTGATACTGTAGAAACAGTTGTCTCACGCAATCGAATGAGAACATCGTTAACAAGTTCTAAGTAGGTCATGTTCGTTGCGCTCCTGAAACTTCAAATGTGGCAATAAAACTGAATGAACTTGCCGCTTCAGTAGTAAGTTGAATTCTATCGCCTTCTTCTAAAACGATATAAGCATTGCCATCAAACTGAAGGTATTGCTTTGAAGTAAAGTCGTAGTTAGTAAGAATGTCCAATGTTGTAGCCGCACTTGCGTCATACCATTGAACAGTAATGTGCTTAGTCGAGCCACCAGTGTTGTGAATGTACATCACAGTAAACTTGGCGTAATAACCCGTAGGAACTGTATAAACAGTTGTCAGCGTATTTGCTGTTGGGTTAATTCCGACTGAGCTTGGCCTCATTTACTATTCCTCTTAGAGATCGCTTTAGCTTTAGCTTTAGCGTCTTCTTTGGACGTTGCGCCCCAAGCTCTAAGAGAAAGTAAAAGTCGGGTAGGCTTTCCATCTTTCATCTCAGCGCCAGGCATATTGCCCATACGTGCTAAAAAGGATGCCCTACGAGGGTTATCTCCCGACTTAACTGGTGGTTTTAAATTGCCACCTGTTTCTGCATT